CTTAGTGTAGTTAAGGAAGGCTATAGCCAGCTGACAGTTAACGCACCCGACGGGTTGCGAATGTCGCTTGGCAAGCCCCACAGCTACGCAGAGACCTCCATTTCGGCAGCCGTGTTCGATGGCATACGGGAGCTCTCCAACGCCTCAAAAGTACCACTACCATTAGGATCCGTAGAATCGGTCATGCGTGGCACTAGCGAGGAGGTCAGTGCGTCAACGACTAAGCTGAAGTCGGCGACGATTCTTGACCATGTTAAGAGATTAGGCAGCCTGCCCCGAGATACTGTAACCCTGGCAGCACACAGGACCGCACTGTTTACCTACACGGCGCTGATTGACCCTGTCCCCCCTACCCTAGTCGAGTTTATGAACCCGTTCATCCCCGGGGCGTTCGTGCACAAGCGCGCGCCCATGAATGAGAAGATCGGAGTTCAGAAACGCGTCCTGGCTTTGGACAGAGTCGTCAGACTTCCGCCGTGGTTGGCAACACGCATCGATGAGTACGTGGACCTGCTTTTAGCAGGGCACATTGGAAAACTCGACCCTGTGGACCAGATTGATGTTGTCGACTCGCTCAAACGTCCAACCCAAGTCGCCAATTATTCAAGAGGCGAGACGCTAGTCCTCGACGAGGACGCCCAAGGTAGGGCAGGCTCATTCATTAAAGGTGAGTCGTTCGGTGGCACTAAGGATGCGAGGATCATCCACACCATTGCACCGGAAACCGCCTACCAATGGGCCTCCTTCCTCATGGCTTTGTCTGACACGGTGAAAGACAAGCCCTGGTATGCGTTCTCCAAAACCCCACGGGCGGTTGCGGAGCGAGTGGCTGAGATGATGAGCATGGCTTCAGCGGGGAATCAGAGGGATTTCTCAAGGTTTGACGGAACCCAGAATGAAGTAACAAGAGCCCTAGAGAGGAGACTGTTGATGCGGGCATTCCGTCCGGAACACCATGAAAGAATCATAGCACTACACAATAAAGTAAAGTGCGTGAAGGCATATGGAGCGTTAGGAAACCAGTACGAGACGAGGAACCAACGACTGTCGGGAGAACACGGCACGTCCTATTTCAACACCGTCCTGGACTTCTTCACCTCCTTCCTAGCCATTTGCAACATGGTGGACCCCCTTACCGCTGACCGCTACACGAGTGCCGAAGCCTACGCCGTCGCAGAACAAACTTCAATCTGCGGGGGCGACGATGGGTTAGACACTTTTGCGGACATCCCAAGCCTTAGGAAGGCTGCAAACGCCTGTGGGCTGGACCTCACGTTAATCACCTCCCACCCAGGTGAGACAGTGACTTTCCTGTCCCGGATCTACGGACCAGGCGTCTGGACTGGCGACCCAAACTCCATGTGTGACATCAAGCGTACCCTCCTCAAGGCGCATTTGTGCACACCGATGGCGGCTAGTGTGACCGCGACCCATAAGGTCATCCAACGTGCTCAAGGTTGGGCTGCTACTGACGCAGAGACGCCAATTTTGGCGACTTTCGTCAGTGTTGTTAGCAGACTGAACTACGAGCACATGGAGTTACCCGACGTGGACGCTTTACACAATATGACGCATTACTGGAGTCGGATGGTGGGTAATGAGGAGCTCTACCCAAACACTCGTGCTGAGTGGATGTTCGATGTCATCGAGACGGCTTTGCCGGATTATGACTGGTACAGCCACATCACTGCGTTGTGTCGTGTCACCACGTTTGAGCAGCTGTTGAGCATGCCTATGTTTCACGTCGAGATTCCTCTCGAAGTGACACGTACGGCAGAAGTCAACGGTGAGTTCATCACGGTGGACCCATCCAAGCCCTTGGAGATCGAGAAAGATGAGTTG